TTGGACAGTTTCTGATAAAGCCGTTCTTTTCTTCAATGCCAAATCTTTAATTGGTGTTTGGAAGGAAATAGGTATTACTACAACTACTGATAGTTTAATACCACGTCCTGTGGAGGAGTTGGATTTCTTATCTGCGTATACAGTTTATGTAGACGGCGTTGCTGTCCCACTGTATAATAGAAATAAGTTATTGACTTCTCTTTTATATTCACGTTATCCAAATAATCCAGCATACACTCTCATTCGAGCATCAGCAATGTTGAGAGTTGGTTGGGCTGATAAGCAAATGAGGGATTATTTGAGGGAGCTCATTGCCTGGTTGGTTAAGGAATATGGTAGTGTTTTGGCTTCCAATAAAGATTGGAAGGAAGCATTGTACCAGATACCAACAGAAAATGATCTCCGGTTACTCTTTTTAGGAAAGCAAGAAGCTAAAGGAAAAATGACGTTGCAAATGTATCGAAAGCGAGAAAGATTAATAAGCGATATAAAAAGGGTGAAGCCAATGAATGTTATTGCTTTACCACAACGTCCTAAGAGGACCCGGCGAAAACGCACCGTCGTCGTAACACAAAAAGTGCAAGGGAGTCAGACTGCTCCTGTTCAAAAGCGCCAAAGACGCCGTAGACAAAGGAATCGTCAAAACAAAAAGAGGAGAGGAAAAACTGGGAGACAAAGATCACGTGCGAGTCTCTTTCCCACTGGAGTTGGTGACTTCCGTGGACGTAGAGTCTGTCGTGTTTCTGAGGACGAGTATATTGCTGATATAGCTGGTAGTACAGGTTTTGCTACCACTTCTTATCCTATTAATCCTGGTCAAGCTTTAACCTTTCCTTGGTTATCTATTCAAGCTGCTCAATGGGAGAAGTACCGTTTTGAGTCACTTGAATTTTATTATAAACCAGAGGTGTCTGCATTTGCCACGAATGGGCAAGCTGGGAAGATTATTCTCAGTGTAGATTATGACGCTTCTGATCCACCACCAGCAAATAAGACACAAGCAGAAGACACTCATCCTCATATAGATGGTATGCCTTATGAAACGATTAGAGTTAAGTGTAACCCGTATGAGATGTTTCAAAATTCTGATGCTAAATATGTGCGCCCAGGTAATTTGCCTGGTGCTGCTGATATTAAAACTTATGATGTGGGTAATTTGGCTGTTTCTACAATAGCGAATACAAATACCACTAATATAGGTGAATTACGTGTTAGATATACTGTTGTTTTTGAGGTGCCAATCTTGGAAAGTAAATCAACAGTACCAAGAAATAATCAAGTTGTATGGCTTGTTAATTCAGCTGTTCAACCTCTTGTCACTACAGTTAGTTCGAATTTATTGTTGCAAACTGTTAATGCAAATGGTTTGCTTTTAACTAATGCATCTGGTATTGTTACTTTGCCAGCAGGCAATTATTTAGTTTCTGGTCAGGTTGTTGTTGCTGGGGCTGATGTAACGGATGTTTATATTAGCATTCAAAAGAATGCTACTGATTTGGTAGCTAATTATTTGCAACCACAGTTTTCAGCTTTTCCAGGTGATTCTGAACCAATTGTAACTTTGGATCAGCAAGTGTATGTTTCTTTGAATGGAACTGATACTCTGAATATGTTAGTTAATGCTACTTTTCCAGCTAGTACTACTACAGCTGCGGGTTCGTTGATTATTACAGCAGTTTAATTTTGTTTAACCGCCCTCATAAGAGGCGGGATAGTAAGTTTCTTGAAGTTTAGTGAGACTTTAAATCACTAGGTTTGTTTATTTTCCTTGAAGAAATAAACCCCTATCCATGGGGATCATGGATCTGCAGTCTACCATATTGGTAAGGGGTTTTGCACGCCTCCAGTGATTAGCATGACGCAATTCAAAGAATTGAACCGACAGAGACGGTCGGTATATAAACATTGTCGAGAGAACTTGGTTCTCCAACTGAGAAAATCAGTCGTTGTATTTTATTTATTTATTTTATATTTATTTTAGTTCATAACTTATAATGACGGTAGTTCCCGGAATGCGAGAATCCTTAATTGAGTTTTATGGTCTATGTAAGTCTATTAGAGTAGGCTCCTGAGCCTATAAGTCCCTTTTTCATGTAAATCCGCGAGGAGTACGTGTAAATCCAAAGAGTATTGTAACCTTATTGGGTATTGAAGTTGGGCCTGTGTCAGGAGTTGAAATAATAGCATTGAGTAAGATTCATTTATTAAGT